GGTGAGAAAAAGTATATGCAAGAGTTTGAGTGTGATTGGATTGCAAACATTGAAGGTGCAATCTATGCAGATGTCTTGGCAAAAATGGAAGATAAAAAACAGGTAGCACGAGTACCCTATGACCCTAGTTTACCTGTCTCTACATCCTGGGATTTAGGAGTCTCAGATCACAGCAGTATTATTTTTTATCAACAATTAGGTAAAGCGATTAATATTATTGATTATCATGAAGAAAGAGGTCAAGGCTTACCGCACTATATTCAACTTATAAAAAATAAAGATTACGTTTATAAAGATCATTTTGCTCCGCATGATATAGAAGTTACTGATTTTAGTAATGGAAAAACAAGACGAGAAGTAGCTTATCAGCTAGGTATCAGGTTTAAAGTTGTTCCAAAAATACCTTTAGAAGATGGCATACACGCTACAACCATGGTGCTTCCAAGATGTTGGATTGATACTGACCATTGCAAAAAGTTAATAGATGCGTTAAGACATTATCATCGGAAGTATATAGATAAAAATCGTATGTTCCGATCAAAGCCTGTACACGACTGGTCGTCTCATGCGTGTGATGCGATGAGATATTTAGCTGTAGGTTTACAAGAATTAGACACTAGACAAACAGCACCACAAAGTGTAGCAGAAAATGAATATAGGATAATATAATTATGGGATCACTTTTTTCACCTAAAATGCCATCGTTGCCACCAGTGCAACCTTTACCACCAGCTCCAAGCGGAGAACTATCACAAGAAGAAAAAGATAGAATAGCAAAAGAACAAAGAGATGCGGAACGAAGAAGAAGAGGTCGTAGGTCTACAATCTTAACAAGTCCACTTGGTATTCAAGAAGAAGCTGAAACAGAAAAGAAAACTTTATTAGGAGGCGACTAATGGGAGGAGCAGTACCAAAACCTTTTAGACCTAGGAGACCAAGTCCACCTCCTGCTCCAGCTCCTGCTCCAACTCAAGCAGAAGTTTCTCAAGCAACGGCAACTAGCATGGATGGTTATGATAGCAGAAGAACAAAGCGAAGAGGTAGATCGGCAACAATTATGACAGGACCTATGGGTGTTGAAGAAGAAACAGTAACATTAGGAAGAAGAAGTTTATTAGGACAGTAATGGCAAAAACAGATTTAACAAAAAAATTATTAAAACGATTTGACAGATTAACATCTCAAAGACAAAACTGGGAAACACACTGGCAAGAAGTGGCAGACTTTATGATGCCAAGAAAAGCAGATGTAACTAAAACAAGATCAAGAGGTGATAAGAGAACAGAACGTATTTTTGATTCATCACCTTTACAAGCGGTAGAATTATTATCAGCATCATTACATGGTATGCTAACCAATCCTTCAACACCTTGGTTTTCTCTACGTTTTAAAAATTCAGAAATGGATGATCAAGATGAAGCAAAAGAATGGTTAGAGTCTGCAACCGATGTTATGTATACAGCATTCAATCGTTCTAACTTTCAACAAGAAATATTTGAATTATATCATGACCTCATCACGTTTGGTACGGCTGCTATGTTTATTGAAGAAGATGATGAAGATTTATTAAAATTTTCTACAAGACATATTAATGAAATCTATATTGCTGAAGATGGTAAAGGTAGAATAGATACAGTTTACAGAAGATTTAAAATTAGTGCGAGAGCAGCGATACAAAGATTTGGTGATAAAGTTTCAACTAAAGTTACAACAGTAGCAAACAAAGACCCTTACGAAGAAGTAGAAATTATACACGCAGTTTATCCAAGATCAGACTTTGACATAACAAAACAAGATAGTGCAAACATGCCATTTGAATCTGTGTATATGGAATACAAAAGCGGTGATGAATTATCAGTATCAGGATTTAGAGAGTTTCCATTTGTTGTTCCAAGATACCTCAAGGCTTCACATGAAATCTATGGAAGATCACCTGCGATGACAGCATTGCCTGATGTCAAGATGTTAAATGAAATGTCTAAAACAACAATCAAAGCTGCACAGAAACAAGTAGACCCACCATTACTTGTTCCTGATGATGGATTTATTTTACCAGTAAGAACTGTACCAGGTGGTTTAAATTTTTACAGAGCAGGTACGAGAGATAGAATTGAACCTTTGAATATTGGTGCAAACACACCATTAGGATTGAACATGGAAGAGCAAAGACGTAGCTCAATAAGAAATGCTTTTTATGTTAATCAACTGATGATGCAACAAGGTCCACAAATGACAGCAACAGAAGTTATACAGAGAAACGAAGAGAAGATGAGATTACTTGGACCAGTATTAGGTAGACTACAATCTGAATTATTAAAACCTTTAATTGATAGATGTTTCAATATTTTATTTAGAAAAAATCAATTTAGACCAGCACCTGATTTTTTATCAGGTCAAGATATAGAAATTGAATATGTATCACCATTAGCTAAAGCACAGAAATCCACAGAGTTACAATCAATAATGAGAGCTATTGAAATCATGGGAAGTTTAGCTAATGTAGCTCCTGTGTTTGATCATGTGAATATGGATAATCTTGTAAGACATCTTGCAGACATTGTAGGTGTTCCACAAAAGATTTTAAAACCAAGATCACAGATGAATGCAGAAAGACAAGAGAAGCAACAACAACAGGAGCAAATGGCACAAATGCAACAACTTCAACAAGTAGCAAAAGCAGGAGGTGATATAGCACCATTAGCTAAAGCCTTACCTGAAGAAGCAAAATTAGTTGCTAATGCCGAAGCAGAATAATGGGTGAAGCAAAAAGAAAACAAGAAGATTTTGAAAAACAAATAGCTGCATTAAGAATTAGCTATAAACAAGTTTTTGAAACAGACGATGGTAAAAAAGTATTGTCTGATTTAGAAAAGAGATGCCACTTTTATCATACGACTAACATCAAAGGTGATAGTCATGAAAGTGCATATATGGAAGGACAACGTAGCGTACTTCTATTTATAAAACAAATGCTACTGAACGATAATGAAAAAGGAAGATAAAAATGTCAGAACAAACGCAGATAACGGAGCAACCAGCTTCGCCTGTAGAAACGACAAAAACGCCTACAGAAACTAAACAAGAAACAACAACTCAACACATTTCTGCCACAACTGAGCAGCCAAAAGTTGCAACGTCATGGAAGGAAACAATATCAGAAGAATTTAGAAACGATCCAAACATCGCTAAGTTTACTGAGATTGATGCGTTAGCTAAATCATATATTAACGCAACACGAATGATTGGTACGGATAAAGTTGCTGTGCCAAATCAAAACTCAACAGAAGATCATTGGAATGAAGTTTATGATAAACTAGGTAGACCTGAGTCTGCTGAAAAATATAAACTTGAAGCCAAGTCAGAAGTTGTGCCAATCGAAGAAACTGCAGTCAAACAGTTTGCAGAGAATGCTCACAAGCTAGGTTTAAATAATAAACAAGCTCAAGGCATCTTAGAGTTTTATAAAAATTCTATGGAACAAACTGCAAAGCAAACTCAAATAGATGCTGAAACTGCACAAGCACAAGCTCAACAAGTGCTAAGACAAGAGTGGGGTAAATCCTATGATGCAAATATTCAAAAAGCTGCATCACTTGCTAAAGCAAATATGAAAGCTGAAGTTTTAGATTTACCAATGAAAGATGGATCAAGACTTGGAGATAATCCTGATATTATCAAAGGCTTTGCTAAGATTGCTGATATGCTTTCTGAAGATAAAATTATATCCACAGAAAGTGAAAATGTAAATCAAGGTAGAGATTATGACTCAGAAATATCTCAAATCATAAATGATAAAACAGGTCCTTATTGGAACAGTACACATCCTGATCATGCAAAAGTTGTTCAGCAAGTATTGACTTTAAGAGAAATGCAGAATGCCAAGTAACGATCATTTAAATCAAGAAGAAATAAGATTAGAAATACTCCGTATCGTAAAAGAAACAGGTACGGAGTATCAAAAAAAAGACCCCTTGCCAATTTGTGATAAATATTATAAATGGATAAAAGGTGGGACAATTCGAAAGAACCCTGCTGACAAGAGGGAATAGACTCTAGTCTAAAAGACTTTAAATCCAAGAGATGCCTGTCATCGACAGAGAACCTTTCTGATTATAACTAACCTTAACAATACAGGAGGACATTAATATGTCATCACAAGTAACTACAGCATTTGTACAGCAGTATTCTGCTAACATTCAAATGTTGTCACAACAAATGGGTTCGTTGTTAAGAGATAAAGTACGAGTCGAAAGCGTTGTAGGAAAAAATGCTTTCTTCGATCAAGTTGGATCAGTGACTGCTGTAAAAAGAACGAGCAGACATTCTGATACTCCTCAGATTGATACTCCTCATGCAAGAAGAAGGGTATCTCTAGTGGATTATGAATTTGCTGATTTAATTGATGAACAAGACAAAGTACGTCTTTTAATCGACCCAACGTCATCTTATGCTCAAGCTGCAGCGTTTGCTATGGGTAGAGCTATGGATGATGAAATCATTAGTGCCGCTTTAGGAACAGCGTTCACTGGTGAAACAGGATCAACTAGCACATCTAATGCGAATCAAATCGTACATGGTTCTGCTGGTTTAACTATTGCAAAATTAAGAACTGCAAAACAGACTCTTGATTTAAATAGTGTTGATCCATCAATCCCAAGATTTATCATTGTTGGTCCTAAACAGATCACTGATTTACTTGGAACAACTGAGGTAACAAGTTCAGATTTCAACACTGTCAAAGCATTGGCAAATGGTGAAATCAATTCGTTCCTTGGTTTCAACTTCATTGTATCAAACAGATTATCTTTAGATGGTACTACTAGATCGTGCATAGCTTATGCTCAAGACGGAATTGCTCTTGGTGTAGGTAAAGATGTCATGGCTAGAATAGACGAAAGATCGGACAAAGGGTATGCTACTCAAGTGTACTACTGTGCATCTTTTGGAGCTACTAGAATGGAAGAAGATAAAGTTGTAGAAGTACAATGTACAGAAAGTTAATAGAGGAGGATAAAAGTTATGGGTACTAAAAATACAGACTTAGTTGCAAACTTTGAGGCTTCTCCTCAAGTTGCAAACAATTCGGCTGAATTACATGGTGTTTTAAGAACAGCTCATGGAACAGTCGAACTTGCAGCAGGTGATAGTGATAATGACGATATTGTAATGTTAGCACCGATCCCTTCAAATGCTGCTGTGCCAAGTTTATTCATTGGTTCAGACACATTCGGTGGATCGTGTACTTTCAATGTCGGTATCTACAAAACTGATGGTACAGTAAAAGACGAAGATGTTTTTGCTACAGATGTTGCTGATGCAGCAGCTATGGCAGATGTTCGTTTTGAAGCTGCTAACATCGACACTGCTGGAAAGAAAATGTTTGAGTTAGCTGGTGATTCTACAGACCCGGGAGGGTATTACTACATTGCAGCAACAATGAGTGCTGCTGGTGGTACTGCCGGTACTATGTCGTGGAATATCACTTATGTAGTTAATTAAACAATAGATATTGAGGGGGAGAAATCCCCCTCTTTCAAAAATGACAGTTGCTAGATTTGATCCAAGATTAATTGATTTGTACAAAGAGCCTAGACTTTTGTTGCATTTTCAATGGGGAAGAGATAATAAAATTTATAGATATGCTTTAGTTGAAAAAATTGATATAGGTAATATCAACGATTTAACTAAACAAAAGAAAGATGAAGTAAATCTTTCTGAAGAGGATATTTGGAAAAAGTATGGCATCAGTAGTAGATATTTGTAATGGAGCATTAAATCAATTAGGAGCAACAACTATACTCTCACTTACAGAAGATAGTAAAAATGCTAGACTACTCAATGCTAGATATACTCAAGTTAGAGATAGTTTATTTAGAAATCATCCTTGGAATTGTTTGCAAAAAAGACTTGCATTAGCAGCAGACACAGACACACCTGCATGGGGATTTTCATCACAATTTACACTACCAACAGATTGTTTAAGATTATTAAGAATATTAGATTACGATAGCGATCACAAAGTAGAAGGTCGTAAAATATTAACAGATGCTTCAAGCATGAAAATTTTATACATATCCAGAGTAGAAGACCCAAATGAATATGATGAATTATTAAGAGAAACTTTA